GCGATAGCGGAGGCGGCCGCCTTGTCCTCCTGGTTGCTTCAAGCGGTGGCGGCCGCCTCCGCTATCGCCCGTGCGAGGGCGGTGTCGGCCTTCACCTTGTCGGTAAAGGCAATCATCGTGTCGGCCTCCTTGACGGGCAGGTCCCACCTTTCCCGGCAATACTGAGCCCACGTCTCGTAGCCGTCCTCCTTGTACAGTTCTTGGTCGCGGACCTCCTTCATCACCAGGCCGAGCTTGTAACGTCCCAACTGGTAGGCCAGGAGTTCACCTTCCAGGCTCTCCAACCGCTGCCTTTTTGAAAGCTTGCTTTGTTCGGGCATGACCTTCTCCCTTACAACGCCACGGACCCTTAACAGGCGGCCGGCCCCGCCGTGGCAACACCAGGGGCGGCCGCGGACAGGGTCAGGTCGAAGCGGACAGGGTCAGGTCGAACTCCTCTCCTGAGCGCATGGTGAGCCTCAGTCCCCCCGGCGTGTCGTGTCCGGCAACAACGTCGTCGTGGCTCATCAGCCGGCCGGAGTCTCGGCCGATGAAGACCGCGCTTTGGACACGGTAACGGGGGAGCGCGTCGGGACTGTCCATGTGCTTTAGGAGAACGTCGCGCAGCACGTACAACACCTGGCTTGGGTCGCTCATGGTCGTTTTCTCCTTGTGGGTCTGCGTGTGTGCCCGGCCAGTTCGTCCAGGCTTAGCCCCAGGCCGTCCGCCAGGGCGATGAAGCCGTTCAGGCTGGGGAGGCGCGTCGCCTGCTCCCAGCAGCGCAGGGTCGTCACGGGCACGCCGGCGGCCCGGGCCAGCTGCGACTGACTCAGGCCGGCCGCCTTGCGGAGTCGCTTCAGGCGCTCGCCCATCTCTCTCTCGGTCATGGCGGGGACCTCCCTACTGGCCCATTGTATCCTACTTGCCTTAGTGGTGCAAGGCGCGTAGGATGGTGCGGCCCCCCGGCGGGGGGGCCAGGGGCCTATCCGGGAGTCGCACAAAGGAGGATGCCGATGTTCACGTTCAGCTACAGCTACACCTACGAGGCCGGCGTCTGCACGCGGGTCTACGCCGACCTGTGGGTCCACGGCGTGCTCGCCAACTGCCTCGGCTCTGGGGAGACGGAAGCGGAAGCGCGGGCGGCGGCGCTGGCGCGCTGGCGGCGGATCCCGTTCGACGTCCTCGAAGTGACGGGGGGCTGAGCCGTGCGAACGCTGTGGGTCCTGAGCCTGGCCGTGCTGGGCATTGTGTCGGGCCTGGCCGGCGACGCGCTCCTGTCCTGTGCGGCCGGCGGCGCGGCGGCCGCCCTGCTCCTGTGCGGCGGCGGCGGCGACGACGAAGACTAACCAGGCCGCGGCAGAAGGCCCCGGGGCCTTCGTCTTGCGCGGGGCCGCGGGCTGGTGCCAAGGAAAGGTGAAGCCGCTCCGGCCGAACGTCCGATAACAAAAAGTGTGGACGTGGGTCACCGTGAAGAGAGCCGCCGCCGGGTGGGTAGCCGGGCGGCGGCTTTTTTTTTCGCACACGGGCGGCACCCGCGGCCGGCCCCGCCCCCTCACCCTTCGCCGCCTGCGCGTACTCCCACACCCCCGCGGTTATCTGCTGGGCACGTTTGGAGACGTTCTTACGCTGGTCCTTGGTACGTCCCAATTCGGCCGGGATAGTGGGAGTCACTTTGACCCCCACCCCACGACTTCCCTTGTGGTTGACGGTCGCGGCCAGGATCTGGCCCAGGCGGTGTTCGATCCCCAGGCGCAGGCGCAGGGCGGCGTTGCTCACCCCGGCCGCCAACCCTGGAACGGGTCCAGGCGGTCCGCCCACGACGGGTCCACCCAGCAGCCCCGCCCCACGTCGGATTCGATTCCGTAGCCCGTCGCGCCGCCCTTGCCCCGGCCGGGGCCGTCCAGCCCGTCGGCCGGCCCGTAGGGGTCGCCGCGTCCCGGCACCAGCAGGCAGGGCGGCTCCGACGGCTGCCCGGGGCTGGCCCAGCGGCGCACCCGCGCCCGCCCCGCCAGGGCCAGGGCGAAGGCCGTGGCCCGGTCGTCGGCCTGCCCCTCGGGGGCGCGGAGCGTGGCGCCCTCGATGCTGCTCAGCTGGTGGTAGGTCGCCTCGGCGTGCAGAGTCGTCTCGTCGTCGCGCAGGGCCTCGGCGGCGCAGTCGTAGAGCAGGGCCTTGGCCTTGCTGGTCGTGTGCCAGCCGGGGGCGTTGTCATGGCCGCACAGGCGCATGAGGCGGGAGTTGTCGGCCAGCCACAACAGGACCGCATGGCCGTGGTTGTTGCGCTCCACCAGCACCCGCGCGTGGTTGTACCACTTGCCTATCACGTCCAGGTGGGCGGCGAAGGGGGCCGGCTCGTAGCGGCCGGCCAGGTGGGCGACTTCCTCGCCACTCTCTTCGTCGATCACCTCCAGGGCGCTTTCGTCCGACGTGGGGTTGCCCTCGGCCGGGTCCGCGCCGATGACGTAGCGGTGGCCGTGTTCTGGCAGGAGGTACACGGTCAGGCCGGGGATGGCGGGGGCACCGCGGCCCAGCGTCAGGGCCTCGGCCGGCTCGAAACAGCGGGTGAGCCACGAGGGGGGCAGGCGGCGGTCGAGGCTGCGGGGGGCCAGGGCCTCGGCGTCGCTGGCCGGGTACTGTTCGTGCAAGTCGTCTTCCGCCCCGGTGCGGGCCAGGATGTCGGCCTTCTGCCGCTCGTACCAGGCGGCATCGCGGTCGGGGCGGGCGTGCCAGGGCAGGAAGACGGGGACCCACTCACTCTTGCCGGCCCGCGCCGCCCGGTAGGTGCGCTTGAAAGTTGACTCGGGGTCGGCCTTGTCGGCACGGCTCACTAGCAGGAGGCGGCCCTTGGCGTCAATGGTGGGCTTGACGGCCCTGAGCAGGCGGTCCAGGTCGGGGATCAGGTCGGCCTCGTCCACGACGGCCAGGGTGGCGGTGTAGGAGTCGCCGGCCGTGGTGGGGAAGGCTAGGGCCCGCGAGCCGCCCGGCAGCTGTAGCTCGTGGTCGTTGTCCACGAGGGGCAGGCCCTCGCCTTGCAGCCAGGGCGGCAGCCGGCCGTGCATGGCGCGCAGGCGGGCCAGCAGGTCCACGGCCTCATCGTCCCGCCGGGAGAACAAGAGGACCGTGGCGACCGGGTGCAAGAGCAGGTGCCAGAGGCCGAAGGCCAGGGCCAGCCAGGTCAGGCCCAACTGGCGGGCCTTGAGGACAACCACCAGGCGGTGGGCCTCGAAAGCCCGGGCGACTTCCTGCTGGGCGGGCCACAGCTTGAAAGGGATCCAGTCGGCCGCGGGCCCGCCGCCCATCTCAGAGAGGATCGACGTCCGGTCCACAAAGGTCAGGAAACTGCGGCGGCACGTCTCCCGCAGCACCATTTCCGCCGGGGGCAGGCCCGGCGGGGTCGGGGGCTGCTTCGCCAGATACCGGGAGCGGTCCTCGGCTGTCCAGGTCATGGGGCACTCCGTTCAAGGCGCTTTCGGCCAGGGCGGTCAACTCGGCCAGCTGCTCGGTGCTCATCCTCGCCAGGACGGGGCCCCAGACGTTCACCTGCACGTTGCCGGCGCGGCCGGCCCTGGCCTGCTGCTCGGGGTACTGGCCCCGGAGACGGGATTCGTCTTGCGCGGCGGCCAGGGCGGTCCTGTTGTCGCCGGCCTCCAGGGCGCGGGCGTAAAGCAGGCGGCGCTTGAGGATGGCGCGGGCAAACTCCTTTTCCCAGTCGCCCTCCATCCTCTCGGCGTACAACTCGTCGGCGGCCCGCCAGATCCGCCACAGTTGGCGGTCCGAAAGGGGCTTGCCGTTCGGGCCGAGCCAGGGCGTGCCGGCCTCGGGGTCTTCCCGGCGGGCGTACTCCCGGACGTCGGGGAAGCTCGCGCCGTGAAGTTGCAGCTTGATGACTTGCTCAGCCCTTTGGCGGGTTGTCGTCTTCGTTGCTCTGGGCATACTCGTCAATGAAACGGGCGAAGTAGTCGTGCAAGGGGGCGTCGGCCGTCAGGGACAGCTGCTCCACGTTGCCGTTGCAGCGCAGGTTGCCGCTGCCGTGGGCGACCAGCTTGCCCCCGTCGTGGAAGTCGAACAACGCCAACTTGGCGTGGGTGCGGCTGGCCGCGGCCCGGTGCGGGGCCTTCAGCACCTCGGCCAGGGCGGTGAAGAGGGCCGGGTTGTGCCGCTTGAAGAACTTGCTGACGAGGACCGTCAGGCGCTGCGCGGCCCCGGAGTCCGCCCAGCGCTTCAGGGTCGGCACGTTCCTGGGGGCCAGGGATAGCGTGCTGATGCGGACGGCCCGCGCCGGCCCCAGGCGGGCGAGGACGGCGTCCAGGTAGTCGCAAAGGTCGGTGCGGCCCAGCAGGAAACAGTGCGTCGTCTCGCCGGGGCCGGGCAGGGCGGCCAAGAGGTCGGCCACGGCCCTGACGGTGGCCTGTCCCTGGCGCTTCGGCGCTGGCCGCACGAGGGGCGGGGGCAAGGCGTCCGGGGCGGGGCCGCCGCGGAAGGACAGCGGGCGCAGCAGGCTCTTGAAGTCCACGGGTGCTTACCCTTGCCGTACCCCGAGTGGCCCGTGGGCCACTCCGACGAACAAAGCGGATGGAATGAGTCTCAAGTGCGCCACGGCGCACACTTCAGGAGCCGAAGGCCCCGCCCTTGCTCTTGCCCTTTCTTGGGGCCAGGGCCCCGAAGGGGAAGTCAAACGGGTCGGCCTTGGTCTTCGTCTTCGGCCGGGGCTTCTGCTTCGGCCGGGGCTGCTTCTTGGCCACGTCTCATCCTCCCATGCGCGGGGCGTCGTCGGGGTGGTTCAACAACTTGGAGTAGTGTTCCGCCAGGTCCGCCAGCGAGTCCATCAGGACGCGCAGCCGCCAGCGTGCGGGGTCCTCGCGCAGCCAGTCCAGTTGCTTGAGGACGTCGTTGAGTTTCCGCAACAGCCCCTTGCGCGTGAGGCGTTTGTCCGCCGGCCCGGGCACGGGTGACACCCCCCTAGCCGCGGCCGGCCGCCACCAGCAGGCCCTCAAATTCTTTCAGGCAGGCCGGGGGCAGGCGGCGGCGCGAGTCGATGGCCTTCCCCAGATCCTGGATCGCGCCGCTGAGGGCGATTGCCGTCCGCCAGGACTCGGGCGAACATTCCAGGCGGGCCCGGCCCAATTGACGCAAGAGGCCCCGGTATCTCTCCAGGTCGGCGTCGGTGGCCTCGGCGGGCTGGGTCGTCTCGTTGTCGGCCGCCGCCTCGCGCTGCTGCCGCTCGCGGCGGGCGTCGCCCGAGTCCCACATGGCCGTGTGCGGGTCCAGCTGGTCCCTGGGCCCCCGGTCCCAGTCGCCGGCCGTGGGCAGGTTGGCGGTCGCTTCCTTGACGACGGCCTGCCGCCGCCCCTCGCTCAGGGCGTCGTCGTTGGCCAGGGCGGCGTTGACGGAAAGGCCGACGGCATGGGCTGCCGCCCTGCCGCCGGAAAGGTACTCCTGCATAACCTGCTGGTGCCGCTGCGGGGTCATGGGGGCGGCGATCTGCCCGGGGGTGCGGGTCATGGAAAGCGCTGCCTCGGCCCCGGCGTCCAGCGGCCGCGGCCGGGCCTCGTTCAGATACTCCTTGACGATTTCGGCGTGGCGGGCGGCCGTGCTGCCGCCCTCGCTCATGCCGGCCTTCTCCAGGAGGGCCCGCACCCGCAAGAGGAAAGCCTGGGGGTCCTCCTGGAGAAGG